TCATGAACGGTCCTCCGGGCGCCAGCCGCGCTGGGCGGCGGCAAGGGCATTGGCGGTGGTGGCGGCACGGGTGGCGGCGTCGAGCTTTTCCTCGATGCGCAGCAGCTGCCGCGTCAGGCGCTGGTCGACATCGCGGATCAGCGAGAGCGGCACATAGATGCGCGCGACTTCCACCTTGAAGGCGGCGAGTTCGTCGCGGGTGCGGCGCAGGGCCTCGGCATCGCAGCGCGAGGGGTCCTCCGGCGGGTCGTTGCGGTCGTGCAGGCCGCGGCGCAGGCCGTGCATCATCCAGGCCAGCACCACCATCATGGGCGCCTGCAGCACGGTGGCCAGCGTCTGGGGTTCCAGATCGAGCGGTGTCATCCGGCCCTCCTCGGCCATATGAACGGCAAAGGCGCCGGGCCGCCCCGCAAAGGGGCAGCGCCGGCGCCTGTTGAACCTGTTAGGGTGGGACGATGTGGAACGAGCCCTATCTTGAGACCTGCTGCCGCTCCGCCCTGCACAGGCTGCACCTGGCGGGTGGGATCGGCCGTCCGGACGGGCTGAAGGACGGCCCTTGCCTGCACCGGCTGGCCGGAATGGACCTGGCGGAAAAGACAGAGGGCCGCTTTCGCATCACCCCGGGAGGTGAGGCGCGGCATGCGACCGAGGTGATGAAGCTGCAGCGCGTGGCGTGACGCCCAGGCGGCGGACGCAGCTATCGCGTTGATGGCCTGAGCTTATCCGGCCCCCTCCATCGGATCAACTAAAAGTGATAGGCCGCCGGACGATTTCTGCCGCTGCGGCTCCGGACGGCCCCCGGAACCTGCGCGGTCCCTTCGCAGAGGCGCTGGGACCCACAGAAAAAAGATGGGGGTCTGGGGGAATTCCTTCCCCCAGCCTTATTGGTTTCCACGCCAGCCCGGCCCACGCGGCGCAGGCGTCGCCCCCGGCATCCTGACCGGCTCCGCCAGCAGGCAGCCCGCCAGTGCATCCAGCGCATCGTCCCGCGTGCCTGGCGTGTCGGGCTTCCATTCCGACATTTCCGTGGGAAAGCCGGTGCGGAAGATCTGGGCATGGGCATGCAGCCGGCGCGCCGCCAGCACTGGGTCCAGCGCCGAAAGGATGCGGTCCTGCTTGGCGTGGCGGCTGTGGTGTTCCAACACGGTGCAGGCGGCGCCGGCGCGGGCCATTTCCCGCCGCAGCATGGCGGGCAGGAAGCGGCCGATGCCATTGGTTTCCACCCGCACCACGGGCAGCAGCAGGTCGCGGGCGATCAGCGCCACCTTGCGACATTGCTGCGTCGCCGGGTCCTCCGCCGCATCGGGGTCATGTGTCAGATAGGCCAGGCGGTGCAGGTAGTGGTTGCCTTCCGCATCGGCATAGGTCGCGGCGAGAACGGAGCCGTCGCCGCTGCCGGGACGGCCATAGGCCGGGTCCCAGAAGCCGCCGCCGGAGACCATGCGCCGACCCAGCAGGCTGAGCACCGGCCGCCCGTTCGCTTCCCGGTAATCGGCCTCCTCCGCATAGCGGATGATGCGCTGCGGATCGAGCCGCGCGGCGGCGCCCGCCACGGGCCGCAGCAGCATCTGCCGCCCGAAATGGATCGGGCCGACGCGGTCGCGCAGTTGCGCCACGGCGGCATCCGTAAAGCGCTCGGGCCAGGCGCTGTGGCCGGCGGCGTTCAACAGGGGAATGCGCAGCCGGCGATAGCCGTCGAGGAAAGCCTCGCCCTCCCCCGGTGCCAGATAGAGGCTTTCCGCGCAGTGCGGCGTGCCGACGTAAAGGATGGTGCCGCCGGGGGTCAGGATGAATTCGGTTTCCGCCAGGCGCTCCCGCAGCTCGGCCCGCTTGCCCGGCGTGTCGCAGTTGCCGGCGACCTCGACATCGTCGCAGATGATGACCTCGGCCCGGGCGCCGGTGATATTGCCGGAAAGCCCTGCCGCCAGCACGGAAGGATCGCGCAGCGCGCCGCGACGGTTGACGGTGAAGCGGTCCACCGCCCAGGCCTCCGGCATCTGCGGCACCAGATGTGCGCAGAGCGGATGCCGTTCCACGATGCGGCGGACGGAGGCGACCATCTTGGTGGCGAGCTGGTGGTCGGCGGCCAGCACCAGGATGCGGGTTTCCGGCCAGCGCGCCAGCAGCCAGGCGCCGTAAAGGCCGACCAGCGTGGACTTGCCGCAGCCGCGAAAGGCCATCAGCAGCAGCCGGCCCTCGCCGCCATCCCGCCGGGCCTGCAGCCAGCGGGCGATGCGCCGGTGCACGGGCGGCGTGCCCTGGCCGGCGAGGTTGTTCCAGATCCAGACGAACTCGGCCAGTGCGACCGGAGAAAGATCAGCCGGATCCTCCGTCATCGGCATCCTCCTCCTCATCCTCGGTGGCGGGCGGCAGGGCGCCGCGCGCCTGCTTCAACAGGGCCGAGGCCCGCAGCATGCCGGCCTCGTCTTCTCCCGCGCCGGCGGCGCGGGCCAGCTTCAGGATGTGCTCCAGGTGGCCCAGGGCGGATTTTGCCGCGGCGTGATGCGCGGCGAAGGCCTTGGCATCGTCATGCGTGCCCGGGGCGGGGCCACGGGCTATGAAGGCGCCATAATCCTCCACCACCCGCATCGCCGCCGCTTCCAGCTCGCCCGCCAGAGCCGGGGTGATGCCCTTCATGCGTCAGATCCTTGGCTTGGTGGCGCGGACGTAAAGCGTGCCGGCATCCACCGTGATGCTGCCGCCGCTGATATTCTGCGCGGTGACCCGTATCTGGTCGGTGCTGGCGGTGCCGCCGACTGCGGCCTGGAAGACCACGCCGCCATTCTGGAAGCCGGTGGTCTTGGCGAAGGAAGCCTGCACGAAGTCGCCGCCCCGCACGTTGGGCAGGGTCACGTCCCGCGTGGCGGTGGCACCGGCGGCGAGCGCCGGCACCACCCAGCCGGCATCGGCCACGGTGTATTCGCGCACGCCCCATTTGCGGCTGCCGCCATAGATCACGGCGGGGGCGTGGAGCGGCGAGCAGTAGAGCCGCAGCGCCTTCAACAGGGCCGTGGCGCTGCCGCCGCGCACGCCGATCACGGCATAGCGCGCCCTGGTATGCAGCGTGACGCGCTGCAGCTTGTTGAGCGCCAGCCCGCCCGCCAGGCTGTCCAGATCGGCATTGCCTTCCCAGAAGCAGGAGGGGCTGCCGGCCCAGACGGTGTTCATGTTGGAGAAGAGCACCGGGCTGGTCTCGGCCAGCACATTCTCCGCCGCGTCGAACTGCATGACCACGGGGCGCAGCTCGCTGCCCTCGGCCGCGATGAAGAACTCCTTACATTCACTGCAGTCGAGCACGAAGCCCAGCGCGCGGCTGGTGGGCAGGCCGACGCTGTCGGCGTTGAGGTTGAACTGCGTCAGCCCGGCGAAGCAATAGCCGTTCAGCGTGGTCGGCGGCCCCGCGGGATTGCCGGACAGCACCGCCAACTGCTCGAAGCCGATGCCGCCGGCGACATCCACCGTCTGGCGGAAGGCGCGCTGCCGCACATTCTCCGCCGCCGCCACCAGGCGGGTGGAGCCTTGCGCGGCCGTCGCCTGGTGCAGCGGGATGACGGTGCCGCCGGCGCGGGTGGCCGTGGCGGGGTATTCGATGCCGCAGCCTGTGAAGGCATAGGTGCCGACATAGCCGACTTCGTAGACGCAGTCATTGGCCGCGCCGACATGCCGCGCGACATAGGTACTGCACTGCTCCATCCGCACGCCGCGCGCGATGATGGCGCGCTCATCCCCCGCTTCCAGCAGAAAGGGAATGGCGGCGACGGTGCCCGGCGTGCCCTGGCGCTGCAATTCGAAGGCGGGGCCCGTGAAGTGATGCGCGTTGTGCCGCGGATAGGCCCCCGGCGCGCAGGAAAAGCGGACGCCGTAGCGGTCCATGCTCGTGTGCGTGCCGGAGGAATTCGCGAAATGCCCGCCGATGTAGCGGATGCTGTTGTTCCAGGCCGCCGCCGTTTCGCAGCGGATATCCAGCCCGATGCGGTTGTCGACGATGCGGCCGAGGATCAGCGTCGTATCCTCGAACCCACGCTCCACGCCCACCGTGCGCAGGCCGATGGTGAAGCCCTCGACCTGGCGGATCTCGACGTTGCTGGCATCGAGGTTGCGCAGCACCAAGCCGATATCGCGCTCATCCAGCCAGTCGGAAATGCTGGCGCGGCGCACGCGCAGCCCCTGGTAGAGCTTGGTCGCATTGCGCACGGCGGCGCCGTCGCCGATGGTCAGCGCGGTCTCGCCGGCCGGGCCGTCATAAACGATGACGCCCTGCATGGTCATGCCGGCGGCGCCGCCCGGCAGGATCAGCGGCATGGTGGTGCGGAAGCTGCCCTCGCCGATCTCCAGGCTCTTGCCGGAGGCGCCGGCGGCATTCATCGCCGCCTGCAGCGCCGGCCCGTCATCCGTCAGCCCGTCCCCGGTCGCGCCGAAGTCGCGGGCGGACAGGGCCTCCCCCAGCTTGTCCGCGACGGTGCGGGCGATGGCGCCGGTGAAGGGTGATTGCAGCTCCGGCTCCCGCGGCAGCACCGTGACATTGCCCAGGCTGTCGAAGCCCAGCAGGCGGTTGGCGCGGGCGCGCCGCGCCGGCAGCACCAGCCCGGTGCCGAGGTCGCCGGGACCGGCGCGCAGGCTGCCCGCGATATCCTCCCGCAGCTCCTGCATGGAGGCGGTCTGGCGGTCCAGCTCGTCATTCAGCGAATTGGCACGCAGCACGCCATTCGGCTGGAAGTCGGTGGTCCGCTGCACCGCCATGACCCGGCGCAGCAGAATTTCGCCACCCGCCCGCGGCGGCGTCGTGAAGGTGATGGTGCCACCCTCGGACTGGCCGGCCCCCTGGATGGTGAAGCCGCCGATGGTCACCGCGCCATTCAGACGCACCTCCAGATCGGCGGGGGCGAAGATCGGGAAGGGATAAACGAAGACGCTTTGCGCGCCGTCCGCCGCGTACTGGATGCGCGGCGCGACGTCGCCGATGCGGATGTGCTCGGCCATGCGGATCTTCCATGCGGGAGGGGTGACGAAGACAGCCGGAAAAGGAAGCAAGTTCGGGGAATCGCCGGGGCAGTGCCCCGACCCCGGTCGCCCCATCTTTTTTCCGTCCGTTCATGCGCGGCCCCGCGGCCACGCTCGCGAAAACGGATAGAAAAAAGATGGGGGTCTGGGGGAATTCATTCCCCCGGCCTGCTTCTTCCCTTAGTCCAACAGCGATTTCGCCGCGGCGCCGAAGCTGGAGCCGGCGCGCAGCCAGGTGGTCAGGGAGCCATCGCCGTTCAGCAGGCTGCTGCGCCCGGCCGCCATGCGGGCGGCGAAGGTTTCGTTGCTGTCCTCCGCCGCGGCGGCGGCATCGCCTTCCAGCCCGGCGGTGATGGCGGCCGCCGAGCCCTGGTCGGGATTGACGCCGGAAGCCGCCAGCCGCGCCCGGGTCGCGGCCACGGTGCGCTCCAGCCGGTCCTGCCGGGCGCGCGCATCGCCTTCCTGCTGCGCCACCAGCTGCTGCTGGCGCGCCTGCAGGGTCTGGGCTTCCTGCTGCTGCTGGGCCTTGGCATTGGCCGCCTGCATCTGCCCCTGGCGCACGGTGCCGTAGAGCGAGGCGCCAGTGCCGACGATCGCGGCGATGGGGGCGAGCTGGGCCATCAATCGGTCATCCTGGTTTCGGTGGTGACGGAAAGCAGCGTCATCGGCAGCGGCGTATCGCCATCGATGCGCCACAAGGGCAGCATGGTGTCCCGCCGCCAGCCCAGGCCGCGCAGCGTGACGTCGCCGGTGAAGCTGGGCGGCGCCGCATCCAGCAGCGGGGTATCCAGGCGGCGGAAGGGCACGGGGCGGCTGCCGCGGCCGAAATCGACCGAAAGCGCCACGGTATCGAGAATGCGGAAGGTGGCGGACACCAGCCGCAGCGGACCGCTGCGCGACCCCCCTGCCCCCAGCAGTTGCGGCGGCAGCGGCTCGATCACATGGCTGAAGCCGATGCCGACCTGCAGTTGCAGCGCGCCGGGCGCGATGGTCACGGCACCACCCGTGACGATGGCGGGCAGGCGTGGCGCGCCATCGGCCACCACCTGCACGGCGCGGCCGGCCAGGTGGGACAGGCCGGTCCAGACGGTTTTCTCGACGGGGGCGGTGCCGGTCAGGCCCGCATCCACCGCCAGCGCCGGGTCGAAACGCTCCAGCCGCCAACTGCCCTGCCGGTCGATCGCAACCCAGACGACACCGTCGATCTCGGCGACCGAGCGGAAGGCGCCGTCAGTGTCCTGGCGCGTCCAGGCCGTGACCTGCTCGGCGCGGTAGAGGGTCAGCGTCGCCAGCCAGCCTTCCTGCATGGCGACATGCAGCAGGCGCCGCGTCTGGTCATAGGCCATGGATAGCGGCGTCTGCACAAGGTGCCGCGCGACCAGGGCCAGGTCGCTAGCCTGGTAGGCCTGCTGCACGTCGGTATAGGCGTATTCATGCACCGCCTGGCCGGAGCGGCCGACAAAGATCGTGCTGCCATCGACATCGACAGGCTGCACCATGCGCGCGATCGGCGAGCCGATGCGGGTCTGCCGGTGCAGCTGGATGGAGGATGGCGTCATCGGATCGCCCGTCACCATCCATTCGGCACCCGAGGTGAAGACCTGCAGGTGGCGGCCGGAAAAGACGGCGCGGATGGCGTTCACCTGATCCGACAGCAGCCCGAACTCGATCGCCTGATCGTCCAAGCCGGCGCCGAGATCGAAGTTGAACAGGTCGCCGGAGCGGGACAACCACAACCGGTTCGGCAGGTCCCGCGAGCCGCCCAGCACCAGACGGTCCTGGTGGAAGCAGGCAGTCACGGGAAAGCCGCGCGCACCGCTGAAGGCGGCTTCGTCCCAGTCCAGCGTCGCGTTTGTGTCGGGCAGCGCCTCTTCCACCGTCGCCGTGGCGCTGGTGGCGGAGGCCACGGCCGTGACCAGCACCCGCTTGCCGGCGATGCGCAGCCGCGCCCCGACATGGCCTTGCTGGAACACCGGCCCGCTGGTCGTGATCGTCGCCGCGCCTGTCATGGCGCTGGAGGCGATAGCGATGCCGGCGGCGGCGAACCGGAAAAAGGGCTCCGAGACGAACTGCCAGGCGGCGCTGGCCCAGGCGGTGTGGCCAGTGCGCGTCACGCGCTGCGGCGGCAGGTCCGGGTGCAGCAGCAGCAGCGTGTCGGCGCTTTGTGTGAAGGCGATCTGGTCCAGCATCGCGGCCGTCCAGGGCGCGCTCAGGCTCGCGACCTCCGCGTCGTTCATGAAGACCTGCAGGCGCTGGTGCGTCAGCGCCAGCAGATAGGTCTGCTCCGTGTTGAACTCGAAGGCGATCAGCCGGGCCTGCCCGGGCAGGATGGCCACGTGGCGCAGGCCCGGGCGGCGGGACACGCCACCGGTCGGCTGGATGAAGACATTGCGCAGGCGCCGCGCCCCATTCTCGAAGGCGCGCAGGTCGCTGCGGCCCAGAAGCTGGTCGCCGAGTTCGCCCGCGGTGAAGCTGGTCTTGGTGCTGCGGCCACCTGCCATGGCTTACCCCCGCACCGAGATGAGCGGAAAATCCTCGATGGCGCGCACCGTGTTCTGCTGGCTGTCGGTCAGCCGCGCCTGGCGGAACTCCGCATCGGCCAGCCGGTGCAGCATATCCGCGCGGGAAGTGCTCTCGGTCAGCGGAATGCAGAATTCCGCGGCCAGACGTGTCACCAGGGCCGATGCGAAGAAGGGCGGGAACTCGGCTTCGACGGGGCGGAACAGGTAGCTCAGCGTGACCTTCGGCTGGTTGCTGTGCAGCCGGCTCTCGCTCAGGCGGTAATCGATGCCGCGGCCCGCGCCGGGCCCGCCGGCGGACAGCGCCCGCAGGAAATCGACCGGCAGCTGGAAGGCATAGCTGTAGTCGGCCACAGGGGTTTCCAGCAGGCGCGGCAGCTCCATCTGGCCGCTGGCGAAGGACCATGGATGTGCGGACAGCATCGCGTCGCGTACGGCGGGGTAGAGATTGGCCGCCACCTCCGCCTCGGCGGTGCCCTCGTCGAGGGAGGCGACGGGCTGCGCGCCGATCTTCAACAAAGCGCGCGAGCAGAGGACGAGCGCGGATAGCGCCATCGTGGCGGGCTCCTTTTGAAAGAGGAAAGCAAGCAGGCTGGGGGAAAGAATTCCCCCAGACCCCCATCCTTTTTCTGCGAGTTCCGGCATTCCGGCGAAGGCAGCGCCAGACTGACAAGAAGAAGATGGGGGATCGGGGGAATTCCTTCCCCCGACCTTTCTGACCTGCCGTTATTCGACCGCGCGCATCCGCACCACGCCGGCCTCGTCGATCAGCACCGCGCCCTGGCTCATCATGTTATTGACGAAGAAGGCGGCGCGGTCGCCGTGCCAGGTGATGTCGGTGGAAACATCCTGCGCCACGGCATGGCCGATCGCGGTCTTGTGGTAGAAGTAGCAGAAACGCAGGTTGCCGCTCTTGGTCAGTCCGGAATGCGGCATCCAGGTCGCGCCCAGCCAGCGCTTCACCTGGGTGCCCTTCCAGGGCAGGTCGGCATCCCCGATATAGTTGGAATTGGCGAATTCCTCGATCTGCAGCAACTCGCTCCACTGCTTCCAGCCGACCACGGCGAAGCGGTTGCCGTCATCCGGCACATCCGCGGCGCCCAGCATTTCGAAGGCCAGCAGCACCTTCGCCTTGGTCAGGCCATCGCTGTCGGTGGTGCCCGGCGCGGTATCCACGGCGTCGTTGGTGCTGCTGTCCAGGGCGGCGATGATCAGCTCATCGGTCTTGCGGCCCAGGGCATAGGCGCCGGCATTCGCCACGACCATGCGCTCGTCCACATTGGTCTTCAGCTCGTCCAGGCGGTCGATCCACTCGCCGGCATAATAGTCCTGCAGGAAGCATTCGACATTGGCATGCGCCAGGTTCATCACCGGCACGGCGCCGTTGCGCGCCTTGGAGGCCGCGGTGCCATGACCGACAACGGGGAAGTTGGTGGAGGCGCCGCGCACGCCGGCCTTGCTGCGCACGGTCGGGCGCAGCTTGCTGCCCTGGCGCTGGTAGGCGTCATGGACTTCGGATTCGAACTGCTTGGAGAAAACCTGGTCGATGGAGGCGGACAT